GTCCATTCAATTGTAGCTTCAAGGGAATCTTCTAGGGGTATTGGGGCAACCCATCCAGCATCTGCTAACTTCTTTCCATCAAGAGCATAGCGAAGATCATGTCCTGGTCTCGTTGAGTGAAAGTCTACTAGTTCGTACTTGAGTTCTTTACCCCAATACTTAGCTATCATTCTTGCCATAGTAAGGTTATCTATCTCACGCTCACCAACGATATGATATTTATCTGGTCTATCATTATCTGGGTATGGTGTCGCCGGCAAGTTCTTTAAGATGAACAACAAAGCATCTGCTTGGTTTCTAGCATGAAGATAATATCTCGAGCCAATGTTACCCTCAGTACCATGAATAGTCATGGGGATATTCTTTTCCAAAGAGTACATAACCTTAGGAACAAACTTCTCTGCATCTTGACGCTCACCAATAATATTCATCGTATTAGTGATAACTACAGGCACATCAAATGTACGCCAGTAAGAAATGCACACTGCTTCCTGTGCAGCCTTAGAAGCTGAGTAAGGATTGGATGGCAAGATAGTATCCCACTCGACGTGAGCATAACCAGCTGGAGCAGGACCATAGACTTCATCTGTAGAAACCTGCAAGAAAACTTCTGGTTTAATCTTACGTGATAACTCTAGCATGTTAACTATGAGAGCTACGTTATTAGTTATGAATGGAGCTGGTTCTGTAATTGATCTATCGACATGAGAATCAGAAGCCATAGAAATAATATAATCTACATGTCCAATTTCCTTGATCATTACATCTGAGAATGGAACAGTCAGATCATGCGTAATTAGTTTTGCACGATGCTTGTTAGCTTCCCATGAAGTAATAGATGTGATTCTATCTGTGACACCACGATGACGGAATGAGTCAGTGATTACTACGTCCCAGTCTGTTGTTTTAAAAATGTGCTCTAATGTGTGGTGCCCTACAAAACCACCAGCACCTGTTAATAATACTCTTTTACTCATTTTATTTTCCTTTTTATTTTTCGTCTTCATCATAGTAGACATTTGTTTTTGCTTCGTAAGTACTGGGATCAATCCCATAAAGTTGGGTAATAAGAGCGGAGCAAAGTTTGAGTTGGCCATCGAATACAGCAATAGTATTATGTCCTTCAGCTCTTTCTTTTGCTATTTTATACCACTCGTCTTTACCATATTTTTCTTCACCATCATACCATTTCTTTTCACCTTTAGCTACATACTTTAAATACATTCTAACTAAAAATTTACTATTTTTTTGTATTCCATCTACGCCATGAAAATATGGTTCACCGCCTGGATAAAGAGGAGATCCTGAAGGAAATACTAATATGTCTCCAGCCTCCGGTTTATATCTAATGCTATCATCTCCTATAGAAAACATAATCTCTCCACCATCATAGTCATCATTAACATATGTTGTAGCAGTAAGTAAGAATTTTTCTCCAGGCCAATACCATTCGCCAATACCATAGTCAGTGTGGTACTGCATGGTCTTACCTTCGCCAGTGTCTACATTGGGGTTATATCTTGCTACGTTTTGCCCAGTTATAAAAGAGTTTTCCGGAAGTTCTATGTTGTTTACTGCTACATAATGAGATATGGCTGCTGTTGTAGATTCTTTTAATCTACGGTATAATAAATATTCTTTTTGTAATAACTTATAATCATAGTTATTATTTTTATCAATATCCTCTATAACGCTATCTATATGTTTTGAATTACAATATTTACCAAAAATAAACCAATCTACCCATTCAGTATATACACATTTACCTTGACCATTTTCTTCCGACAACTGCATGATTTGATGCAGGTTGTCTGCATCGGGTAATAGTTTATTGTATACAAAAATTTTAGGATAAATTTCTTTATAGCTTAAATCTAAATTCTGCATTTGGATAGCTCCATGGGTAAGATTGGAGCGGTTGAAGGGAATTGCACCCTCACACCGTGGGTCGGAAGCGCACGTACTCTACTGTTAAGTTACAACCGCATATATAACAGTATACCATAGGTGAACTCTATGAACCTGATAGGACCTGTAGTTCTTCTTGTGTGGGCGAAGTCATGGTAGCTTGCACTAACAAACCATCAGTAAATTTCAAGTCATACTCTAGCCAAAACTTATTCTTACTTCCCCAGCCCTCTTCATCTAGGTAAACCATGCTATAAACGTTAATATGTCCATGAAAGTAAATCTTTTTAAATTCTGTTCTTTCATCCAATTCAAAGTCTACTAGATCGCTCTTATATATTCGGCCGGCATTATCAATCAAATACCTATCTAGACAGCAATCCATATCCTTACACTGAAACTCATCTTGACCAACAGCAGCATGAACAAATGACCTATATTTAGATAGCACATAAGACTCTAAGGGCAAGGGGTACTCTATTGTAAAATAATCAAACATTCCCATAGGGATATATTATACCAAGATTTTCGGCGTTTTGAGGTCCTATCACTTTAAATGGTTACTATATAATTAGTTTTTAATTTAAAGGTTATAACATGAATCTCTTACCCGTATCAATGCCCATAAATCATTTCATGTTTAGAACTGGAAAATCAATGCCTCAAAACGAAGACGCAATGTTTGCGCTTGAGACGAATATGAGAGATTTAGGAAGCCTTAAAAATAGTTTTTTTACTATGGAAAAGAAAATTATCCCAGCTTCAGTTATGGCTAGAAGAACTCTAGGTATTAACGTATCTTCAGATACGTTAAAAATGTTTGACTTTCCTACGAACGAAGGAGCTTATTCTCTCCCAATTCTTTCTAGTCATAGAAAGACAAACTTAAGTACGATGTTAAAATTTGAGGGCATTAGGATCAAAAATAGTGATAAAATTAACAATTTATTAGTCTTCGGACAGGGTTATATTGATCGAGGACAAGGTGCACTTTTGCACACTGCTTTTCACGAAATAGGGCATGCCGTAAGTTCAGAAAGTGGCGTCGGTAGATTTCCGGAACGTAACAAATTTTTGAATTTTAATGAACAATTAGAATTTGATTTTAGAACTAAAAAATTATCTTCTTTTCCTCAAGATGCAGCTAATGAATGGAAAAATAAATTTATAAATGCGGTTTCTGAAATGGGAGTAGAAGAAGCTAGAGCAGATTCTTTTGCTGGACTAATTTCTAAGACTGCAATAGGTAAATCCATTATGGCTCAACCGGATGAAACGCCTATGGATATAATTAGTCCATATTCTTTCTTTGATGCCAACAACCAAAGTTTTGACGTTTACTCTAGTGATTTATTAGAAATGACCAAAAAAAATTCGTTCTACGATACTCTAGCTGCTCAAGTAGATTTTGATGAAATACAAGAATTGGCAAACATGGAAGCTCATGGAAAGTTTATGGGTTCTGTAAATTATCGGTGAAATGTCTGAAGTAATAAGAGACTCAACGGAATTTCTTCAAGAAGAAAGTGATGAATTTATATCTAAAAAATTTAGCAGTGATGTATTCAATAACTATCAATCACTCGTTAAGGGGTCAGAAAGAATCTCTACAGGAATTTTTGGTTCATTAGCTGAAGCACAGATTGCCGTCGGAGGATTAAGCCCACAAGTTGCTGCAGAGAGCACTAAGCCAGAAGCTATGGTTGCAGATGCTGTAACACAAGCTGGAGGAATGGCTAGAAGAACTCTTAGTGGAGTATTAGAAGCTGGTGAAGTAGCAGCTAAAGTAATGAGATTTAGGGTTTAGATATGGCAACTGGTATAGATGATTTTGTGGCTGGTCAAGGTAGTTTTTTCCCAGCAGTGAAGGGTCTTCCCTTCACCCCAGGAAAGCTTGGTTTTCCTGAAGGGATTTCTACGGGCAGAAGACACGCTGCACAAACTGCTCTTGTTCATGGTGCAGAAACATCAAGTAGTTTTTGGTGGAACCTTGGATCACAAACAGATATGAGTATACATAACATAGCGTTTAACTCAATAGGTTACGCAAATGCAGAAAATATCAGGCGTCAGTCAGTCAACCCAGCTGCAGCTGAGAGTATGGGTATTTCTCCACAAAAATTAAGTGAAATGTCTCTCAATCCATCAAATAGAGGTTCAATAGTTTTTGCTAGATTAAATTCTGAAACTTCCTCTTTATATCATGGTGGTGGAGAAGAGATGGGAGAGGCTGTTCAGACTACAGATAAGATAAATAAATATACTTTAATGGATTTACCTGATTCTGTCACTCATGACACAACAGGTCCAAAGCTTATTACCGATGGGAGGAAAACAGCATTAAATAAAGTTATGCTAAAAGAAGATCCTCAATTCCACGATTGGATGAAAAGCTTTGCCCAAAACCTTAAGGATACTGCTGGAGATGGCGCACGTTTGCCTGCTGGCACTCAGGAATTATTAGATGCTCCTAGCTTTGACGAAGGCAATACTGCCTTTAGAAAATACCTAGAATCTGTTGGAAAAACTGATGCGTATCCTGAAGCAAGATTGACTACGATAATGCCAGACTCAGAAGGTCTATTAAGCTTCCAATATACTGGTCCAGAGGGACAATCCTTAAATGCACAAACTAGAAGGGCATCGATTGATGCTCATATTAGTAGGCCTGTTTTAGGACCGGAAGCTAAGATAAGCACTTCTGCTATTATGGATATTGGTACTCCAGCTGAAGGATTAACGACTAGGGCAGGGGTGCAACGGAGCTACTGAATCAACAGGGAGAGTAGTGCCTATTGCAAAAGTTGCTTCAGAAACTGTTAAAGAAGAATCTAAAGTTGTTTCCAAAGCAGTAACTAGAGCTGGAAAGATGTCAGAACATACGCTACAGGGCACTATGGATGCTGCTGCTACGGCAGTAAAAGTAATGAGAGGGGTACTTTAGTGCCCTATAGTTATTAACCTTAGCCTTTTAAATTTTTTTTAATCTTTGATGCTCCAAAAACAAGGTGCAACCCATTTTTTACCTGATGTGATCTCAACAACCTGATGTAAAAAACTTTGATCTGCACTAGGAAAAGCTATTAAAGTTCCTGCCTTAGGTTTCATCTTAATGGATAAATTAGGAAAATCTATTTCTCCACCTGTATATGTATCATTTAAATATAGTACACTGCTTATTTGTCTTAGATGTCCAGTAGAAGTAGATGCGTTATAAGATAATTCTCCATCTAGATATTCTAGATTATCAGTATGCAATTCAAGGATGTCGCCAATTTTATACTCTATAACATTACTGAAGTGTTCATCGTGCAAAGAAACGTTATAAAAATTCTCTATTTCTTTTTTAGACTTAAGATATAAATCGCAAAATCCTTCATGTAAATCTAAAGGTATGTTATATGTTCCTAAAGTAGATTTTTGTCCTTCTCTACGATTTGGCTCTGAAGCACTAAGCCAGTTAACTAGTAAAGATAGATAATCTATATCAATTAAATTTTCAATTAAAAATATTTCATCTTTAATCATGACAAAGAATAAAAGTTAGTATAAGAATACTTAACGCCTTTAATTATTGGCTTGGTGTAGTGTGATTTAAGGGCATCAAAGAAAATAACCATTCCGCTTCTTGGAACTAAAGTCATTAATTTATTCATCAATAGATCTTTACTGATTTCACAAAATACCAATTCTCCACCAGTAAAATCCTGATTAAGATACGTGACAGAACTAATGTCTACTCTCTTTTTATCAAGAGTTTGAACGTATACATCTTCCGGGGCCCAGTCTGCATGTAGTCCTATGTATTGTCCTTCTGTATAACGAGTGACTGATCCACTTGTATATTGAGATATCTTTACTTTATAATGCTCTTCCAAAGTGCTAGTGAGCTTAGTGTTAATCATGTCAGTTATTGCTGCATGAATATAGTCCCTAGGTATTTGATAGCTAAATAGATTTGGATTATTTGGCGCGGAATCAAAAGGTGCATTAGCAAAAGATTCTATCAATAGATCTAGATCTTTATCGTCAATAAAGTCTTCTATTATTAAAGTAGAGTAAGTCATTACAGTGTCTCCCATCTTAGGTATTTCCTATATTTGTCAATCGGTAATACATTCGGGTCTACCCACCAATCTTCGTGGATTTCCCTAACTACAAGAGTATACCCTAAAGAATCTAGAATTTCTCTCTGTGCGTCACGCATTCCGGTATTTCTAAAATACATATTAGAATCATGCTCAAAAGTTATGACGGAGAATCTATACTGAGTCAATGGCAAAGATATAAGGCCCAATAGAGTAAGATAATGATTGCCAAAGGGTCTACCATCTTGTTGATAGCCGGCGTCTATATCTACTTGGAGATAATCTATTTGTTTAGGGAAATTATTCTCTTCAAAGTAATTAATATAATTAAAGTCTAGAGCATCACCATAACAAGGATTTCTTCTATTAGAAGCAAATTGATTGCGCCTGTCATCTAGTATTTCAAAAGAAACGCCATTCCATTCATAATCATTCTCAAGATGATATGTATTACTTCCTAAGTTAGAATCAAAAGCGCCTAACTCAACGTAATAACCACTTCTTTTCTCATCTAATAGATTTAGAACAAAAGCTTCTTGAACACTGTTGCCCTTATAGAGAGGAGGTTTTCTGCTAGGGTCGTGATTCATTCATTAACTCTCTTAGCATAATGACTGATTGAGAAGCTTGTTGTAATTCAATCTTTAATTGGTTATTCTGTTCTTCTAATCTGGTAGCATGATCTATCCAAAATTTTATCAAAGATCTTTGGTTTACTATTTGCTCATTAACAGTTAAGTCTGGTTGGTCGCTATTTAAAGGTTCCCTCTTTAGCTTCTTTATAATGTCACTAAAGTGTAGATGGTGGTTCATTTTTTATCCTTTAGATATATTTTAATAGAGTTCAAGAAGAAGTCTTGAACGGTTTCATTACTTAAAGAAGCAGCTAATGTAATAGCATTGAATTGTTTTTTAGTTAGCTTTACGTTGCAGATTTTTTTACCAGAATGAGTGACGAACTTAATCTTTATTTTTTTATTGGGAAATTTAGAATTTATGTAAAAACGAATTTGGTCTCGAAAATTTTTTTTCATTTTTACCCCATATAGGTTTTTTAAATTATTCACCGTTTTTTTGTTCTAAGTTCTTTAGAATATTAGCTATTCGTACAGATCCTTCTTCTACATTTCCGCTTCTGTAAGCAAAATTAAAATTAGATTCTAAATCATGCAATATGTAAGTTCTACGAGTTTTCCAGTGAATTTGATTAATGTCAACAATTTCTAAATCAGTACTTTTTTCACACCCACATCTAGAATCCTGTTCAATAAAATAGTCTATTAGATCTTGGCATTGTTCTAATGTACCAATCTTCAATAGACTTCCATAAGGATTGACAACAGCATAGCCTAAATCAAAAGCTATTTGATCAATTTGTTTATTAAACTGTTTTCTTTGTTCTTTGTTGAAATCAAATTTCAAAGATATCCAAGGTTTTATTTCTTGCGTCATTTTTGCTCCATATAAGTTTGTTTAATTATAATTTAGATCTGATAGCTGTAGCAGAAATAGCTTGAAGGTCAGAAGAAAGATCAACTTTTTCTATTTCATATCCTACGTCTCTACCGTAAATTATATTAGTAATATTAGGAAATTGCAATACAAAAGGATTAGTTTCTTTAGACTCAATAAACTGCTTAACTTCAGGATAGGTAAAAGGGTCTTTCTCAGAAGTCTTATAGCTAGATCTCACAGCTATAACAACTTGATTAGTTCTCTTTAACCCCTCGCTCATAAGCGCTGAGTGACCATCATGCCAAGGCTGGTAGCGACCAAGCAGTAAGGTAGTTGGCTTAGTCCAGTCTACAAGCTGGAATCGATCAATAACAAAATCCACTTCTTGATCAAGAGTAAGGTGAGGTTTAATTCTAAGGTCATATTCTAACGGGTCTTCCCATATAGCATTGGTATCTTCGTACTGACTTTTATTTATTCTATCTACCCAAATTATTTTATCAGCGCGACCAAAAGATTCTCTTGTAGCTTTAGTAGGACAAATGAAATCAACTACTACATCTCTGTCTTGGTCAGAAAGAAGTCTAGCTATAGCTCCGACTCTACGAGCCTGCTCTATACGATCTTCTATAGAAAAGCCAAGATCAGAACTAAGATCAGCTCTTACTACATCAGCATTAATATGAATAGAATTAGTCTTAGCTGCCAATTGGGTAGCTAAAGCTGTTTTGCCAGCTCCCGGTAAACCTATAATTAATATTATCACAATACAAATCTATCTCTATTAGTGCTAGACAAATCTAAAACCCTACTATAGGATTGATTAGCTACTTGCATTATATCATGAAACTTATCTGTCATTAAGTAATCTTGCATCTTCATATCTTTACTAGAATGAGGTTCTACCTCATGAGCTTCTACATATTCTGTAGTGGGCAATAAATTAGCAATAGTCAACATTAAAGAGTTATCTTTATCGCCGGCAATAGATTCAAAAGGTACAACAAAAATATCATTAATATTATTATATATAAAATCTGTCATTCTAATGTAAAATAAAAAACATTTATTAATATAATAATAATCATCTTCAGTATAAATTAAATCTTTCAAAGGATTTAAAATACCATTTACATTATTGTGATTAATAAATTCAGATATATAAGAACTGACTGATTTTAAAGGATCTCTAAAAGTAGAAAAAACAAAATGATCATCAGAGAATACAAAATCTTTATCAGCAATTGCTTCTTTAAAAGCAACTTCTTTGTGACATAAAGGAAATGGCATGGCGACGTCGGGAAAGGCTAAAAGGATCTTTCTTCTAAGATACCTGTTACCTTGTCGTGGAAAGCCATCGACAGTAATTCTAAAAGAACCTTCTTTTTTAACTTGAAAATCTATTTCATCTAAATAAAGATCGTCAGTAGTCTCTGTCCATACTTCGTTAACCTTGGACCATCCACCTGAATCAGGTGCAGTTAAAGCCTGCTCAGCCCTGTTTAAGGCTCTTCTCATTTCAAGATGGTCAACCATCAGTTACACTCCATCTATAGGGGATCATTTGAGTTACTTGATGACATGATCCACATTTGCCAGATCCTTTTTGGTTAAACATAGAATGAGAAGGCCAATCAGTACATTTGCAACGCAAAATTACTTCAGGACCCCATGTCATAGTTAATCTTTTATAAGCTTCTTCAGATAAAGAAATGGGAAACATAAAAGTTTACTCATCAGCTTTCAATAAAGCATCAATAGCAACCCAGAGTTCTGGCCACTCACTACGATGTTTCTTCATTAGCTTGTCATGAAACTTTGGGTTTGGACCTTTATTAGAAACGGCTTTTCTAAGTCTCAATATAGCTATGTCTGTTCTGCCAGTCCAAATATTTCTATTGTGATTAACCTTAATTGAACTATAAGGGCTTTCTTTCTTTTGATCATAAGGATAAGAATCATTATTCTTAGTATACTTATATGAACTCTTAGTAGCAGTAGATGTGGGCGTATGCTTATGGGGATATGTATCTACTTTATTTAAATCTTCTAAAACTTTAATTTCTTTAAGCGGCAAAAAGATGCTAACTGTATTGCGTGTTAATATGAAGATATTATTTAAAGCTTTATATATTGAATTCATTAAATTCTCCTTTTAGTTCCCTATCCATAAAAGACAGTCCCCAATTATACCATTGGCAGTCTTGACATTCTGGCTCACAAGTATGATCTTTCAAGGAAGGCCCAATTAAAATTGCCTGACTTGCATCAGATTTAGTGTAAGGATAAAATTCTTGAGCTAATTGAAAATATTTATTTGGGATAAGGTTTTCTCCAATTAGAAGGAGGATGATTATCCTCTACTAAATGAGCAATCTCTGGAGTCTCATAAAGCCTAACAATATGTATACAAGGGTCAAAGCCCTTGAAGAACTCATCCTCTTCTTCTAGGGTCAATGGAAGTCCATCGTGGATCTCGCATACAGCAGGACCGCAAAATTTATTCTTAAGACCTATTTGTATCCACTCATCATAAGTCACTTTTCTGACCTTCTTTAAAGGGAATTGCAGGATCGTCTATATCAAAATTCATAATGTAAGAACCTTCAGCAAGTTTTTTTAAACTTAATTTTTGAAGAGTTAAGTCATTTAAATAGCTATCTAATGATTTAATAAAGCTGTCTTTAGCTATAGGATCTAAAGCTATGTCTTTGATAGTCTTATATTGGTCAAAAGCAGTTAAGTCATTAACAAGTGTTTCAAGACTAGGAAGTTTCTTAGACATTTTCTTAGATATCCTCTCCGCTTTGTCATCATTAGTAACCTGTGCCTTTTGAGGAAAGTTACAAGGCCATGTTGGAAAATTCATCATGATGAAACCAACAAATTGGAGGTAAGTGTTTTGAATAGTATAAAAGCAAGCTCTAATAAAGCTGCTATCATTTGTACAGTCGTCGCTGTCATTTTATTCTTTCTATTGTTGTTACTGGTTATTTATAGATAGAAATATTTTATATTAAGTCTAATGACAATAGTCTATTAGCACGTTTGGGGCATTTGTGAACAGGTGGAACATTAACGCCTACACCAATTCTAACTTTGGCGTCACAAGCAGAACACTGCCATTTAGAATTGGGTTTATACAAAGTCTTGTCAGGAGTAGGTTCTTCGGCAATAGGGATTTCTTCAAACATATCGTCATCTTCTTGAACAAGAACTAATGATGTAGAATTAAGACAGGTTGGGCATAGCTTAGGCTTTCTGCCTCTAGCTTTAGTTCTTTGCCAATGCTTGTCACATTGTTCACAGATTAGTTCTTCTAATTCCATTCTTATTCCCCAAATAAATTAAGATTTTTCCTGAATATAACAGTGGAATGGTCCACCGGTATAAGGATCGTATTTAGCTGATATAGCAATTGCTTTTAAAGCATTCTTTTTAGCTTGAGCTGGTGTCGCTATTTTTGTTGAACACAGAACCTGTAGAGCACCGAGTGCGTAATAACTGCCAGTGCCAATAGCATAAATGCCATTAACATCTGAAGTCCAAGAATAGTCGCCATCAATAATATAGATGTTACCAGATACTACTGTCAAGATAGTAGATTCATGCTGGGCTATGTGCGTAGATGATTCGTTTTCTGGAGATGCATAACCTTGTTTCTCAAAGCATTCTCTTAGTGATGGAACAAACTTAGTAGTAATAAAGTTATCTAGCTTCTTGCCAGTGGTTCCAATAGGAGGAATAGGTGGAGTAAAAGCATGATGCAGTATATTAATAGCTCTCATGTCGCCGGCAGCACCTAATAGATACTTATTGTTCTCTGCTACTTTAGCTGAGTTAGAACCTAATGTTGTGATCTGGGATGTAAAGCCACCTTCGTCCATGCTAGATATTCTAGAATCGCTACACACCAGGGCATAGTCTGGCCCTTGAATTGCAATTATAGTGGTCATAATTTCCCCGATATATTTAAAAAGTTAGAAATAAGTATATCGTAGAATCCCGGGAATATCAATCTTCCACAGGATTATAATACAAAGATCCAAATACAGAATAAGCTAAAGTATTAATCTGCTGAGGAGAAACCTTATATGAGCTATATACAGTATAATGGGGATTGTTTGATTTCCTAGTATTATTCTTAGGACCCCTATTTTTATTGCGCTTCTTGCCCAACTTGGGATCCTTTCTTATAAATTAAATTTCCTGATAAAGTATTTCTTATATTTAAATTAAAATATTTACCAACTGATTGAGAATTAATTAAACCCTGATAGACATCTCGAGTTGCATCATCATAAATCCAGATGGCCCCAGAATTAAAAACAATAATAAGAGCTTCTAAATCTTCTGCCCAAGCACAAGAGTGAAGAACAGAACTGTCTTCAAATATTACATAAATATAGTCTTGATGGTCCATTTTAATACTACCAAGTCTTATAGGAACGAGAAACTGGTCTACCCTTTCCAGGGTTTTTTTTAAGATATTCTTTATAATTATCTTTTTTCTTTTGTTCCATAGCTTCTTTTTGGGTTTTACGTTCTTGAGACAAACGATAACTATCTTGGGAACCTAAAGTTTTAATCCAATTTATATCATCTATTGATAAATGAAAATACTCTTTGTTATAATGTTTGTATAATTTTTTATAAAGTGCATGAAGGATATTTTCTACTTCATAAATACTTTCAAAGTGGGCAGTATAAAGAACATCCAAATCAACAGTCTGCTGACTGCGAACTCTTTTGTAAGGATCTGCTGTTGTAGTCAATCCAATCTTACATAAATAAGTATTTTCTGGAGTTATATGATTTTTTTGTTCAGCTAAATAAAGATAACCCATTTTTACTGTAGGATCTTTTAGCCTTAAATAAGGTTCAAGGTCATTAAAGGTGACATTATACTTAGATTTAATAGCATTTAATAAAACTGAAGTAGAAGCTTTAGAATAACCTTGAGTAATACTTAAATGCTCATCGTGAAGATCTTTAAAAGATTTATTAAAAATTAAATGACAGTCAAAAAGTTGGAATTGAGGTTTTATAGAAACATAACTGTGCATGGATATAGAAGAAGGACGAGTGTTATAAAATTGATTTCGAGCTTTTTCAAGTTTTTTTATTGCATTATCATTATTAGAATAACGATAAATTCGCTCAGCTGTATCTTTTTTGGTTTGTCGATTATTTTCTTCTCTTGTTGCAATGTTATTAATATGATTAAATAAATCATCTTTAAAAGAAAGATCAAAAAAATCTATTACAAAATAATCGGTTAAAACCATGAGAGCTTGAATACATAGAACCTTAGAGTCTTTATCTTCAGGAGAAATAAGATTAGAAATTTTTTGATAAAAAGCTGTTCTTATTTCGAGAAAATCAGCATTAGGAGAAACAGATAAAACTTCGTAATAATTATTTTGATTAGAAATTTTTGTAAGCTCTTTTTGAACTAAACTTATATTAGACTGATTACGTTGTTCTATTATTTTATTATTTTTAGACCATTCTTGATGGGCTTTAAGAAAAATTTCATCTTTAATTTTTTGTTCTTTTGCTTTCTTAGTTTCTTGAAAAAAAGCAATAATAAAAATAATAATAGGTATAGAAATAAGGATAAAGACAATTATCATTTGATTTTTTCTTTCGAATATGAAGAGTAGTTATTATTCTGGTATTTCGATGGACCTGAGTAACAACTACTCTCTGTGCCTCCACTAGGAATCGAACCTAGAACGAGAAATTAGAAGTTTCTTGTTATATCCATTTAACTATAAAGGCTAGGGGTTTTATTTATTTTTTCTAGAATGATACAGGTTTCTTTGCTGTTCATTCAACTTCTCTTTGTTCTTGAGATTATACTGACGCATATATTCAAGTTTTTGTTGCATTCTATTAGCATCGTTTATGCGACTGCATTCACTACAAGTTCGGTATTCTTTTCCAGCTTGTCTGCCTTTTTTCTTAATACGAACATATGGTTTAAACTCTTGAAAAGAATGACCTTTTCTACAGTGATCTTGTTTCCTACTAGTTAAACCATGTCTGTCTTTGTTGACCATATCATTCATGTTGTCAGCGTAACTGCCAACCCACAAGTGGTCAGGATTAACGCATGATGGAACATCGCAAGAATGACAAACAATCATTCCTTCAGGAATTTCCCCCTTAAACCAAGTATAACTAAGTCTATGAGCGCTAATAGCCTTGCCTGCAACGCCCATAGAACCATAACCACGAGAATTTAAAGCTCCAGTCCAGAGCCAACAGGAATCAGTCTTGTTAACTTTTTGGAAAAAACGTTCTTCCATGGAAGCTTTTTTACTCATGTTTAATTATACCTTAGATACTGAAATAATTCACTAAGGATAATTATACTGTTCTTTAGTAGCTAAATCAACAAACAAATTAGCTTCTACAACAAAATCTAAATGTGAAACTAGATAATAAAAACCATTGCTCCAATAAGCACCTTGAACCAAGTATCCAGTAAGAGGCTTTATTATTGAATAATGTCCAAAAGAACCATCTTGATTTAAAACATATCTAAATGCTCCAATTGGTTTAGCACTCCAAAATTTACCATAACCTTTATCAGGCATACTAATAGTTGCATGTAGCATAATAAAAGTATTGATAGACTCAATTACAGCGTCTATTGGATATTCTTTAGAAGAATAAAGAATAGAGTAATCTTTTTGAATTGTTTCTAAAAAATAATTAGAATCTTCTTCATCATAAGATGATTCTAATATCGTAGTTTTCTGCAATAAAGTTATCATAATTAAGTGTACCTAAACAGCATCAGTATAACAGAAGTTATAAGCTTGCTGTATATCTGAAGTAAATTGTTCTATCATTTGATCGCCGGACCTAAGACAATGCGAAGGAGAGTAGGTTGCTAGTATTGGCCAATAGCCAAGCCAGGATATAACGCCTCTGTATTGCTTAAGCTGTACTGTAGAGTTCAATACTGCACCTAACGGCAATAGGCCAAAAGTAACTATTAGCTTTGGATTAAGTAACTGTATTTCTGTATGCAAATAGGGAGAGCAGTTTATAACTTCAGAGTTTTCTGGTTTTCTAAAAACTGGACATCTAGTAACATAAGTAAGACAAACCTTACTGGAATCAAAGCCTATTGATTTAATCTTAGAAACAAGTAAATCAATAGACTCTTTATCCACATTGGGGTTGTCTATAATTAATAAGACGTCCGGATTTTTGGAGTTCCATTTAGGAAGTTCGGAAGAACCTGAAACATCAGCGCATTTTCTGCAATTCTTAGTAATGGTATGAAGGTCTTTAAGTTCTATGGAATTCTTAGAAGAAAGAATATCATTTCTAACTTCCTGAAATAAAGAGACTAGTCTTTCATTAGGTATATGCTTTGTAAAAGTCTCATACATATGAGACAGCATATTAGTTTCCATTAGGCTAAGATAAAGTCCATTTTTAGGGACTAACTTAGATGTTTCTCCAGAGAGAGCTTCTTCAATTAATGAATCAAGATCTTCCTGAGAGAATTCCTCCACTAAAACTCTTCAGGTACTGAAGCGTATTTAGGTGCTG